GGAAGTAGGTCTGTATCGTATGGTTTTCTTTTAAATTTACCATTTCTTAGTGCGTACAAAAAGCCGTTAACTCTGGCTAACGCCCACTGGTCAGCACCTGAAACATTACCCCTAACTGAACCCGGATTTGTTCTATAAGCACCAACGCCTCTGTTAAATACTTTACCTAAAGTACCTGCAGAAGTTTTATATTTAGCACTACTTGAATTATGATCAGCAGCTTTCTGTCTTAAAATTTTTCTTATTCTAGGAGAGATAGCTTTCATTACCATTTCTGCTTCTAGTTCAGCAGCTTTTTTTCTACGTTCTCTAACAAGTTTTTTTCTTTCGTTAATAACAGCTTTCATAGCTGGAACACCTATGTTAAGAACTCCACCCCATTTGATAGCAGCAATAACACCGTTCAATCTTTTATCATTTTGATGTCTACCCATATAGCGTTCTCTTCTTCTTACCCAGTTAAGAACAGATTCACTTCTATCACCTGATTGATACTTAGTCCAATTTCTAAAAGCATCATTACCAGTAAATGATGTTGGAGGATTACCACCATTGCCAGCCATTCTCCAAATCTCTCCCCAATTCTCTTTTAGATCTTTTGCGTAACCGTATGGGAATTGTTTATACTTTGAATTTGAAATTCTAACTGCTTGATTCATACCCGGACTTGGAAAGTTAGTATCGTCTTTAGCTTTAACAATTAATTTATTGTAATCTTCTTCACTTGAACAAGGCATATAAAATTTACCAGCAGGTCCTCTATCTACTTCGTGATATCCATCACAACCTAATTCCTGTGCTCTAGCTATAGCTTCTTCAGGAGTGGTAAAAGTATTTCTCATAAAAGCTGCTGGAGCTTTTTCTTCTGGACTATTCAATTTATCACCTCTCTCAAACATTGCTTCTGCTTCTTCTAAACTTACTTTTAATTCTTCTATTGCTCTATTTATCCAATGTTTTTTGGTTCTTTCAAAGGATTCGTGTGAACTACAAGGCATATAATAAGTCATACCTTCAATAGTATGTTCGTGATAACCTTCACAACCTATTTCTTTAGCCCTGCGTTCTGCCGCTTCTATCGTATCATACATCCACATATTCCTAGAAGGAGTTGGTTTGATCGTTTGTCTTGTAGATTCAGGTGCACCATCACCTGTGTCCATTACATCTTTCTTTTCTAATTCTTCTTGAGTTACAAATGTTTGATCAATTGTTGCAGCAGGTATTTCTAATGGATCATCTTCACCAACAGGTATTGATTGATCTTCTGCATCTTCTTGAGCAGGTTTACCAGTTGCATCAACTTGTTGCATATTCATTGGTCTTAGGTAAACATTGTGAGAATCATCTGCGGCTAAACCAACTGCATTTCTAGCTTCACCAATTGTTGCCCACCCACCTGAAACAGCAGTGTTCATTCTTTTGTAAAGCTCATCTTGATCTTGTGATAATGCTCTTACATCTTCAACATTATATTTACAATAAACATTGTCATCTTCATCAAACTCAGGAAGTAGCTGATAAGTTAATTCTTCTGCAACTGTTCTCCACAAAGGAACAAGTTTTTGCTCAGTAAAATATTCTCTTAATTCTCTAGTATTGTTGTAGGTCGCTGAATTCAATCCAGCCCCGAGACCGGCGAGCACTGCTGGGACACCCATAACAGCTGCAACTCTTTCTTCAGGTAATCTTCTTAGTTCAATTAAGTTCATATCACTAGGACTAAAAGATACTACGTCTATATTCATAGCTCCAGTAAGAACCATAGGCATACCTCTATTAGCACCACCAAATTTAGATTTATACATCTCTGATATTGCTTCTGCTTCTTCTCTTGTTGGACCACCCATAGCATCTGATGAAGGAGAAAGTATTACACCCGGTATTGCCATATTATGAAGCAAGGCTGTAGAATATTGACCTGCTGCTTCATCTCCTAATATTTCTCTAAGAACTGTTTTAATTGGAGCATATCCTTTTCTGTGATCGTTAGGATCAATTCCTGTTCTGATATGAATCATATCTTTAGGATCTATATCGACAGTATCTGTAGTAGGTGTGTATTCATATCTTGTAATTAATCTTTGTTGATCACCTTTTGGTTTTATAAAATTAGGCATAAGAGGAACTAATTGTACAACTTGTCCTTTCTTGTTTCTATTTTTAAAAAGGTAAGCATCTCCTTCTACGCTGATAGCTGATACTAAATAATGTGAAAGTATTGCACCAGACATAAAAGGATTTGGTCTTTTAAATAATTTTGAAACAGGGTGTTTAGCAAGAACTATATCTTGTCCAACTTCATCTTCTTTAAATACATTTAATTTTGGTTCAGCAAAAGCTGTAGCTAAAACAGAAAGACAGGCAGCAACTGCGGAGTTACCAGAACCATTACCAATGTCTTCTAATTTGTCAGAAGGAAAGTATCCTGATTGTGTATTGTATCCGTATACAGATCTATCCAGCGCTGAGGCTAGTGATTGATTAAAATTTAATCTTTTTAATTCTTGTCTCCCACTTGGGGTAAAACGTTTCGTAAATCTTTGAAACGCGTTTAATTCTTCAGCCAATTATATCTCCTAAACTAATAAGCATTCCATTGCCTACGCTCATTCAAGTTCAGGACACCGTATCCAAGCGCATCAACCATATCATCGTGTGCTCCAACAGGGAAAGTAAATAATTCTCTTTCCATATCATCAAGCCAAGGAGCGTCTCCCTTAAAATAGACATCTCCAGCTTCCATTCTAGCACTAAGTGTCAATGCTCGTGCAACTTTGTCCTTATCAGGTTTAACTTCTTTAACACGCATTCCTTGACGTTTTGCCATTTGTATTAAAGAAAGTTGAAAACCTTGACGTTCCATAGTAACCCAACCAGCAGAATGTTTATCAATCATTCTTTTAATTGCACTTAAAATATCTGGTCCTTCAAATCTTTGTCTTAAACAATCAAGAACAATCATCTTATTATCTTTGGTCAAAGCAACAGCTATTATAGCAGTATAGTCAGCATCTTCTTCTACTGAAGTAGCAATGTCTGTCGCTAAAAATATTGTGCATTCTTTTTTAAAATATGTTTCTCCATCTAATACAAAGTCTCCATTATCATCGTAGTTCCAATATTTCATCCACTCAGGCTTAATCATTCCTTGACCAGCTTCTACAAACTCAGCCATATATTCTTGAGCAAAAACAATAGAACCAACTTCTGTTTTAGCTTGATCTACTTCATCAGGATCTATTCTTGGATTATCGTAAGTTGAAAATCTAAACCTTTCCCAGTTATCTGCAGTACCAGCAGTTTCCCATAAATTATAAAACCAATTATTCATACCCATAGGAGTACTAATAAATAATGCAGAACCTTTTCTTTCAGTTAATGTAGGTCTTAATACTTCTTGCCATACTTCAGGTTTTACGAATGCAGCCTCATCCATAACAATAAAATCTAAACCTTCACCTCTTAGTCTTTGTGGATTATCTGCAGATCTTACAGCTATCTGTCCACCATTAGCCATAGTAAACTCCATATTAACAATTGAAATATTTGGTTCTATTTCTTTAGGGAATGATGCAGCTGAAGCAGCAATATCTCTCCAACCTACACGAGCAATAGCAAAAGTAGGTGCTACCCACCAAGCACGACCACCTCGGAGTGCTACCTCCATACACATTTGTACACCAAGTCTAGTTTTACCAAATCGCCTACCAGCACATAATATTTTCCAACGTGCTTTTGAGTCAAATACTTTTTGTTGAGCTTCGTGTAAAGGTGGAAGCTTTGGATGATATAGTTGAGATTCAATTACCATATGGCTATCCTAAGACAGCCATTGATGGGAGGAAGTCGGAGTGGAAGACCGACAAATACATACTACCATACAACACCTTTTCTTACTGACTGTTTTTATTATAATACTCTCCTCTCATCTTATCTTATCTCCTCTCTTCTCCTCTCCTCTAGGTGCGTTAATAACGCGTTACTAACGCGTTACCATTTATACTTTATTTTCTTAGCTTCGTTATATTGTTTAAAAGATTTTTCACTTAAATCACTAGGATCTCCGTTCCATTCTACATCTACAGGAGTTTCAAACATAACATTACTGCTTATTTTTCTTTTAGTTGGACTTTCACAAAGTAGACACTTAATGACTGGGTCTTCAGTTATTTTATGAGTTATTTCGAACAAATGTTCGCATTTCTCATTTAAGCATATATAATCATATCTAGGCAAGTTTAACTCCTGTGTGTTTCTCTAATAATTTTACCTTATCTATGTGTTTTGATTTGTAATCTTCCCAAATAGTTATATAATCTAATTCTTGATGTTTGATCAATTCATAAGGTTGTAAGTAATCTTTGTAGTTCCACCTACTTTGCCCGTTATGTGTATGCAGTATGGTTCTATCTTGATAAAGATGAGCAACAGTTGGTTGATTGAATAAAGGAGTTAGTAATGTATATCCCTTATGAAGTAATTCTGCTGTTTGTATCCAATGTTCTGTGTGCATTGGTAAATCTGATAAATCTTCAAAAAAATTACTTTTACTAAAAGAAAAGTTTCCATTCCAAAGTAAGCACTTCATTACACCGTTATCATCATATTCGTGTATGTCAATATATTCAGGATACATTGTAAAGTATTCTTCATTTCCGTATTTATATTTTTGTCCTGTAAATTTAGGATATCCTAGTTTATATTGATGTGGAGCAAACGACCTGTTTTCTCCGTCTGAATAAAAATGACCTGCAAGACCAGTAAATATAACATTATTACTAAATTTATCTATTTCTTTTTTAAGTAGAGTATCCCAATGTTTACCAAATAAAGTATGAGAATCAATAGACAAAACATACTCTTCTCCTTGATACATAGAACCAGCTTTTATTCTTCCTTTACCAATTCCTAAGTTTTGCCAATTAAGATTATCAGTAAAGATAGACATATTGTGTTCTAAAGAAAAATCATATAACCATTTTTCCCAAAACTCATTTTCACATAATGCATAAACACCAAAGTGTATTTCACTAGGATTATCAGCTTGTGCTAAACAGTTTTCTATTGTATGAAAAAATTCTTGATCGTGTATTACAGGAATACCAATATATATTTTATTCATCAGTGAATAGAGAATAAAAATAGTTTAAATATTGATTTCTTTTTTCTTTAGGAATCCACATCATAATCATTGCTGCAGCGTGTTCTAAATTTCTTCTTATTTTTTTATCGGCAGCTTTCTCCGGCAATTTCTCCTCCTTCACAACAAGCTATTGCTTTTTGTTTATAAACAATGCATTTTTTATTATAGCAGTATAATCCAGCGTGGATTTCAATTAATAATATTTGACAGACGGGACAGTTCACATTAATGCTTGGACTAAAACAGCTAATGAAGCTACTGCTACAACCCAACCACTTAATTCTGCTCTTGAAACTTTTGAATTTACCTTTTCGTGTAGTTGATCAATTCTTTCATTTATTTTTTCTTGTCCGTCTAAAATCATAATTAGCATTTCTTTCTGCGTAAATCCATTACTGTTGTTTTTGTGATCTGTCATTAGATTTCCTTCCACTCATCACAAAATTCTGAACCATATTTATGGTTACAGATTTGTACTGTTGTACCTTTATTGTTAGTTTTTACTAAACACATATTATTTTCTCTTCTTCTCCATTATAGCAAAACTATCGTTAATTTCTTCAAGAGTTATTTTTCCATCATCTATATATGCTCTAGCTAAAGCTTCAGCTACTTTTATAACTCCTAAAGAACCAGCTAATAATATTGAACTTACAATGTCAACCCCTATAAGGCTTCCTGCACCTATAACTGCTAGTCCATTAGCAACAAATACTGCAATCATTCTTGCAAGTATTATTTTTATTTTTTGAACTGTCGTCATAGAAGATGTCATATTAACAGTCGCAGTCTTTTTTCTTTTTGTCACCAGATATATAACCTGCGACAATACCTACTATTCCTGTAATAGACATTTGTAGTAATTCAATAACACTTGCATCTGGACCTTTATTTTCTTTTAGGGATATGTAGAAATCTCCTACAACTATGACACCTAGTAAAACAAATAATCCAATAGTACAAGTAAGTATTACTTTATCTTTCATCAATAAGTCTTTCATTTTATTCTTAGTCCCTTCTGCATTATCTACAACAGTTCGCTTCTATCCACGCAAGTCTAGTTTGTATTTCTCTAACTACATTTAAGTCTTGGTCTTGGTCTATAAGTTGTGTTTCAAGACGAGTAATTTGA